TATCCAAATGGTTCTAGTACGTCTCTATCATTCTTATCGAATGCAAATTCTAGTGACTGTACGCCAGTTCCACCAACAACACCTCTTCTTGGGCCTGCGATGATTGACCATGGCAGAGCGTCAGAGAATTTGTCAATGTAGTTATTTGAAATGTAAGCTGCTGGTGGTATCACCTTAGTTCTTCCATTTTCAATAACATTTAATCCTGGACCGTAGTAGAATCCATAAGTTGCACCTTCGTTAATTGAAGGTAAAGTATATAATGCACTTGGGTTTAAGTTTAAGTTACCACCCGATGCTACGTTATTTACATCAAACGCTCCAGTTAATTCATTTAAGAATGATGGATTAGTTGAAGCTTTTAATTCTTTAACCATTGGTGCATTAAGAATCGCAGAAGCATTTTGTCTTTCTTTACATAAGAAAGTTAATTCTTCTTTGTTTAAAATTCCACCAGCTTCTAAAGAACCGAATGTATCAATAACATATCTGAATGTAATATTGTCTTTATCTACTAAAGCGTTACCTAAACCAGTACCTGGCTTAATTGCTGTTAATAGATCTGCAATAGTTTTTGCTGATTGAGATGCTCCATCTAATGGGAACACTTTGTAAACACCTGCAGCATCTTCATATCTCTTAAGCGCGTAAGCTGGAGCTGAAGAAACAGCTCTGTGAGATGTAAATGTGTAAGTAGTTGTAACACCAGAAACTGATTTTACAATTTTAGTAATTCTAGATAATTTACCGCTATCACCTGGTACGTACATTCCAACTTTAATATTGTCAGTAAGTGTATCAGACACAACGTTATCTTTATAGAATTTGAATACACCAGCACCCATGTCTAAAAATGACCATCCTGCATCAAATGCAACTGCTCTAGCGTTTAATTCTATATTGTTAACAGAAAAGTTATCATTTACTGCTGATTTCTTACCACCAAATGGTGTATTTGCAATAATTGTTCCGTTTCCAACTAATGTAGATGAAAAGCCTAATGAACCTGCTGGAGAAACTAAGTAAGAACCACCACCGAATACTGAATCTGTATAAGTATCGTTAATTGCACCAATTCCTACATATTCACCAGAATTTTCTGATAATAGGAATGTATTAGGTCCGCTAGCACCTGCAGCTAATAATGTATCACCAACTGAGTCAGGAGTTGCAGCGAAAACTAAGTTTCCGTTATCATCTAATCTAACTTGTACATCTGAGTTCCAAGTAGCACCTGCAGAAGCATCTGAATATTCTTCATAAACTCCGATTTGCTGACTGATTGCTCCATCAGCTATAATTTCTACTTTATCACCAGCTTGGTTATTAATTGCTGTAATTCTTACATACTCATCAGCTTGTGCTGCTTGTAAGAATTTACCTGCGATAATTGGATTTGGTAAACCTGCTAAAGTAGCATCTGAAAATCCAGAGTCACCAGAGATAATCATTGTAGAACCATCAACTTGTGTTTTACCATTGAATGCAGTGAAATCTGCAGTTAGTGGAGTTACAACTTGCTCTACTCTATGAGAAAGTACTTCGTAATCTTGGTATACGTTAAATCCGTTACCTACTAAATCGATTTGTGGAAGTGCATCTTCTTGAATTGCGCAGAATAAACCTGTTCTTCTAGCTTCTAAATTAATTAAAGTTTCAATGTATAATTGTCTACCTTCATTATCTTGGAATTCTGGAATCATAGAACCAGAATATTGAGCTAGTAAAGTTACTTCTCTTAATCCAACAAATTTAGCTAATTGATCTTTTGCTAAACCTTTTGAAGTAAAGAACTCTCCGTATGTTGGATCGTTGTTTAATGCTTGTGAATCAAATTTACCTTTGAATACAAATACATCTACCATATAATCTGATACATACTCGTCAGCTTCTACTCCTTCTGGAATATTTCCTTCACCATACCATTCTCTTGCAGTAACTTCAAATCCTCTAACATCACCAGCTTGTCTAATAATAACTGAGATAGGATCTTGTTTAATGTTTACGAATGAAATCGCGTGATTTGTGTCTTGTGCCGCAGCAGCTAATAGTTTTTCATCTGAAGGATTCCAAAATTTGTCTGTATCAAATACATCACTGTACTTCTTTAATAACTGAGATGAACCATTTACTGGTACTGATGATAAACCTTCTTGTGAAGAGTTTGTAGCTGGTGAGAAAATAGCTACTTTATCATTATCATCTGAAGTTGTCATATTAAGAGCCAGGATTGGACCTCTAGATAAACATTCTAATGCTGATCTGTGGAAAAACATATTTTTCTTTTCTAAAGACTTGTCAATTCCACCGAATACCTGTACAAATTGCTCTGCATCTTCTATTAATACTGGTGTGTTGTAAGGACCTTTTTTAGATCTTCCTACCACTAGTCTAATAGTCTCCGCAGGGATGTTTACGGTTTGTGACTTGTCAAACTCTAGACGGTATACGCCTGAGCTTTTGAACTGTAATAATTGAGGACTTAATGCCATAGTTGTTCGTTTTTATTTTTTAATTCTTTTATTATATATCCCTATGCTTTCGTAAATTTATTTCAATAGGTCATAAATATCATATTGTAAATCTCCAGCTTGGTCATTATCTTTAAATAGTATACTTTCCATCTTATCATGTACCTCCGGATCTATAAAATCTAATAGCTCTTCTACGAAATCTGCATAGTCTGTTGTATTAAAGAATTCGGTTGCAGTTATACAAGTCATTATCACGTCATCATTGCCCATTTGAGCTCCATAACTTCCATTTGGTAAGGTACCAAATAGTGATGCCTCTTTAACTGTAACTTCATCTGTTAAATCTAATCTATTTATCTTATATAATTTGGCAAAATTCTGACAGAAGATAGCTTTATTGTCAGATTTCAGTTTGATTCCCGGTTTTATAGTTCTAGCATCATGTCGATGTTTAAATTTAACTATCATTTCATCATCAAAATCATTTCTCTGTGGAAAGATACTTCTTAAGTATTGGAATAATACTGTACCGTAAGTATTATACTCTACAATCATCTTTACATTTTCAGAGTTAAATATATCTACTGCTAATGTATAAAGTACTTTTGCGAAATCTTCAATGACATGTTCATTCGATCTAAATCTAGCCACTTGAGTAAATTTAAAAAAATCGTACATTGCACCAGGACTTATTATCGCCTCGATTTCTTTATCATTCATTGGATCTACCCTAAAAACATTAATAACTGATGCATCACCACCATTGCCTTCTGCAATATCTACGGAGAATACCCAGAAGTTTTCTGTATCTTTACAAGTATCTATATCAAAATTAGGAGCCCATTCTAAAAAGCCTTTTGTATCAATACTAATATAATCAAATTCGTCAAAGTCATGAAAAATATAGGGCTTCATTCTCTTTCTCATCTTCTTCATATCGACTGGGTCTAATAGTAGATTAGATGAGCTAACGAATTCATTTCCATATTGTTTATTAAATGCTTCTATCGAACCTAAGTTTGCTAATTCTCTTTCATACCATTCTTCATCTCTATCTGGATGTTGCCACCAATCTATTCTTGTCGCTAGGTATTCATTATCACCACGGTCTGCCGCAGCATAGATTTGATAGAACTTATTAAATCCATTCGGCGTAGATGTAATTGTTATTCTTGAGACTTTCGATGAAGATAATGTAGGGTATACATTCTCATAGAAAGAATCAGCTATCGATGGATGGACGTGGGCAAACTCATCTAGGTATAAGTTGTGGATTGTAAAACCAATACCAGATTTTGCTGTGGTTGATTGTCCTATTAGACGACAACCATTATCACATCGCACATTCATGACATCATATTTAATAATACCAGGTTTCATAAAGAACGGTAAGTTCTCAATTACTGTTTTGGCTTTATCAATAATTTCTTTTGTTGAATCAGATTTATTTGCAAGTAGCAGAGTATTCTTATCCATATTAAAGGTAACATACCATGCATTAAAAATAGATGCAGTTACTGTTTTACCCATTTGTCGAGCAGCAAGCACAATATTAAATCTATCATTCTGGAAATTTCTTAACATTTCCTTCTGATAATCTCTTAGTGTTACCTGTTGAATACCCTCATCTGTCATTACTACCGCATACTTCTCTGCAAAGTAGACAATGTCCTTGGCACATCTAGCTAACTCACTAATTTCCTCATCAGTATATTCAAATACAATATTACCCTTCTTTAGAAATTGTCTACCCTCGTAGAATGGTAACTTAATCTTAGGACGATAACCCTGGTCCATTGCTACTAACAGATCATCGATCTGTCTAGTCGACCAGACAATTCTTTCCGAGGCTGCCTGTGGCCCTTCCTCTTTGGGAATCCATTTATTATCTCCTATTCCGTCTGACATTTATTCTTCTGTTGGTTCTACGTCTTCAATATCCTCTTCTTCAGATGCACCATGAATACCTGCTTGAATTGCAGCCATTAAATCTTTTGTACCTCTTTGGATATTCTTATTACCAGCGTCTCCACCCGCACCTTCAATCTCTGATTGATTTGCTCTTTGTTGATATATCTCAATATCTCTAGCAATTCTTTTCGTGCCTTCTTCTGCAGCCATTAAGTACATGGTCTGAGATTTAATAATATCTAACATTGACTTCTGTAAAGTTGCAAGTACTTCAAACATTCTTGGTGCTAATTCACCAGAGTCAATTGTTTCTAATAGAGTGGTTAGTGCTTTTTCTCCAGCTTGTAATTGATAAATGAGTGAAGACATGGTCATCTCATCCATCTTTTTCTTAGCCTGGATATAATCATCCTTTTCAATAATATCTGCATCAAGATAGAATTTCATTAAAGAAGTAATAGTCTTTTGTGCTTTCTTAGTTGCACTAGACTTTAACTCAGTATAATTAACCTGTGGTACTAAATCAGTAGGTCTAGCCTGAATAGGCAGATCTTTAGGATCACTTTCCACATCCATAACTCCATCTCCAATCAGATCATCAAGCTCTTGTCTTATTTGATCTGCTTGTTCGGATATTGTCTTTTTCTTTTCACTCATAATATGATATTATATTCTATATATCTAACAAAATCCACTAGATCTGAATATCTATAATTACCTGCTTTGATTATACCTTCTTAATTGAATAGATGGAATTGCATTATCAATAATGTCTGCTAGTTGATTATCTCTAACAACATATTGCTGTAATATATTCCTATGTTGCCCCTGTCCTATAACGCTTTTAAATAGCCTAATATTAGTTTGTTTTATTTTACCTGGCATTAAAGCGTATTGCTTGTCAGTTACCCAACCTAATGTAGTACCTGTATTAATTTTTTGATTCATTACTTCTGGTAAAGTCTGGTCAATTGGCATATTAGGGTTTCTATTACTAGATGGATTTAATTTGTAAACATAACTTGCAATTTGCTGATAGCTATTATTTAAGTTAAATACAAGACCATACCAGTTTCCATTAATTGGAGCTGATCCAAATCCAAAATTAAATACCTGGTCATTCACATAGGCTTTAATTTGAGATTGATTAAATGTAAGTTTTAAGCCTTTATTTCCAATCTTGCCATTAAATAATGTTTGTTCAGCAGTTGGACTAGTTAAATTAGGTTGAAACCAAGTTGTAAATGCTAAATTTTTATCAGCAGCTAAAGTAGAAACTTTTTTGTAAACTAGAGCTTCAATACCTTGATCTTTAATAGTTGATAGATCATAATGATTTTTAGAAACTATAGTCCATTTATTTCTAATTTCCATATCTGAAATAGTCATAGCATTATGAATTCTATCTCTAATTCCATCTCCTACCGGACTAAATACTGTTTGATATTGTTCTGGTTTACTTGTTTGAGCATATTCAGCCTGTATTTCTTCTCCGAATACTTCTTCAATACCCTGTGTAAGTCCATCCATTTCTGTTTGAATTGCCTGGCCTGTTGTATCATCTCCAACAATTGTAGATGTTCTTTCCTCATATTTTCTTAACATTACTCTCCAGTAAGTCATTTCCATATTGAATTCATCAGCAAAAGCAACCGAAGAAACTTCATACATTCTATTCATTAAGGGGAAATATAAGTAATCTCTAGCTCTCGGTGGTTTTCCTGCTCCAAAAGCAGCTTCCATTTGACCTTTTGTAATATGAACTTCAAAGTCTTCCCAGCCCATTCCAAATATATCGAATTGGAAATCTTGTGTTGGCATTTCATTATCAGGTACCATAATCTTAAGTTGGCCCTGTGCTTGTACATTATAGAGAGAATACTCCATAAGGACTACATCTCTAGATCTTTGATCTGGTTCTACTCTAAAGTATTTGACTTCATGTCCCCACATATTTGCAGATAAATCTGAAATCTCTTTATAGATTGCAGTTGGTTTACTCAAATTATATGGGTTGTAAATAGGATCTGAACAGTCAACAACCACATTAGTACATCCTTCTAAATATGGATCTGTACAATCATTACAAATTTGTGGACAAGATTCAATAGTTCCCGCTTGAGTCTCTAATTCAAAAGTTACGCTAAATAGGCTAATTGTATGTAAATCTGATAATGCTGCTACTTCTGCTCTGACATCTAACCAAAGAGGTTTTACAGGGTCAAAAGTTTGACCTAATAAATCATTTGGTGTAGTATTAATATTAAGAGCTCTAAACTCTGACATTTGACCACCATCGGTTGCAGTACCTTCTTGTGAAAACCTCCATTCGTATGAAAATCTATTATTTGCATCTGGTACTTTATACCATATTGCCGCTGCAGCTGAGAATGTTGCAGGCTGTGTAATTGAAAACGCAGTTGTATAAACTGCATCTACTTCTAAAACGTTAGAACCTACTAATATTTTATCTCCTGGTTGTAAATCAAAGTTAACCCCTGTACCCATAACATCAGTACTTCCTTCTGTTATCTGTAAAGTGCCGATTGTATTTGGTGAGCTAATACCCGCTAGAATACTCCAAGATAAAACTCTTAATGTATCAACATAAGGTTCTTGAAGTCTAGCGAAAATTTGATCGCCTATTTGATTTGCAGTAAAATTAGTTACCATTTAGTATAAAGACTATTATCGTCTATTTTTTATTATATATCTGACTCTTTATCTGTGATTAAGAGCATTTCAGGATTATCAGCCTCATAGGGTTCTAATTTAGAAATAAATGCATTAGTTACACTAAAAACATCAGCATTATTATTTTCTGATAAATATAAATCTAATTGATTTAAAAAATCCTTGACTTTTATTAGTTTAAAGTGTTGGTTATTTTGAAGTAATCCTGCTTTAAATAAAACATTATTGACTAAATTTACTTCATTTGGATGAAACATATCAAAGGTTCTAATAAATCCTCTAAGAACTTTTACATCATACTTAATAGTCTTTGCCTGATCTACTTTAACAATTCTGTTATAGCTTGAGTTTGAATTTAAGTTAACTCTAATATATTTTAGATTTGGCATTGTCTCAAATATCTGCCAAATAAAATAAATTGAAGTAGCCTCTTTATGAATAGCTGTATCACTTACTGCGTGAAATCTATTAATATCTTTCTTAAAATGATTAGTAATATAATCTCTCATCGTTGGAACAGCAACAACTCTACTAGCATCTGGTCCGTGGTTTTTAGAAACATATCCTCTAAGAATAATCCCCCAAAGTTTTAAGTCAATAGAATTATACTTATATAAAGTAACGTCAACTATTTCTGTAAATGTATCATTAATTCCTGTAGACATCTATTTGCTCTTCAATTTTTTTAAGGTCTGCGAATAATTGATCTTTAGCAAATAATTTTAACTCACCAAATTCACGATTACCTATTTCGTTTTTACTCATATAAAGCTCTACCGCTTTATCACTTGGATTATATTTATCAACCGTATTTTTCTTAGCTTTCTTAGTTTTAGTATAAAACCATCTAGGTACTGATTTAAACCTAGCAGCAACCATTGACCAACTATCCACTACATTGCCTCCATTAATACCATTGATATTAAACATCATTGCATTAGCAGGATATTTAATAGACATAAATCTATTAATCATAAAGTGGTGTCGCTTCTTATTATGTTGTTTTATTTTCTTATAGTGTGCTGGCTTTGTAAACATGATTTTCACAAAGTCAAATAACTTAGTTTCGTCTAGCATATTGATTATACGTTAATAAGTGGGAAAGTTTACTTACACCACTCGTTAAAAGCCATGGTGTATGCAGCCTCATAATCATGGCCTTCTTTCATAAGTTTATTAGCCCATTCTTGAACTTCTGCCCTTAATCCATAAGCATTAGCTTCTGCTAATATTTCTTCAATTGTAAGATAGTCATTTAGATTCATGATTTGCTCTGGCATTAAAATAATTTTTTAGTTGGATCTTTCTTAGTAGACTTCTTAGTCTTCTTAGTCTTCTTACCTACTAGCTTCATTGGAGGCTCTTTCTCTTCTGGAATATCCATACCCGCAAATGCATCTGGGGCAAAATTGTTTTTCTTAGCGCCTTCTAACCAATCAGTATCTGCTAAGATTTTATCCATCTCAAATAGAGATTCTTTGTTTTCTAAAGCACCTTCCCAATCTTTTTCAATAGCTTCATAAATGGCCTTTAGAATAGGATCTGGAATAGTATCATTATGTAATAACATTAAACCGATATTACTAGTAAGATTAGCTTTGATTAACGTTAGAGAGCTATGACCTACTACTCTGTAAATAATATCTGATAATTTATCTTTAGCCTCTGATGAGAATAGGTAGTCTATTTTAAAGTCTTTATATTCTTTTACAAATTGATCGAATATAGTAGTTGCTGTTTTATCTGTAATAGAATAGTTTCTAAGTTTACCGGTCTTCATTTCTTTCTGCCATGTAACAACAGATGGGATATTATCTGATTTATCACCTGTTAGTATTTTCTGAAAGATAAACTCATCACAGTCAATTTCTGTAATTCCAACCTTGTTAGCTCTTACCCAACCCATAATATCGTTTTGATAAGCATCTCGCATCATGTGCTGTCCGCCCATGTTGAATAACATATCATCTTCTGTCATCTCATTAGAAGCCGATAGAGCCATGTCTTGCTCAAAGCCTTTATATCCATAGAGAGATTTTTTGGTGTTGTAGTACCATAGCGTATGCGCGTCATTTGTAGTAGAATAGTTAACTAGTTGAATAAGGTCTCTGTCACCAGTCCATACAATACAAGATTTACCTCTAGCATTTAACATTGTTGACCAACCAAAGATAACATCATCTGCTTCTGCACCTTGAATTTGATGTACAGTTACACCTTTCTTAGCTACAATTTCTTGGAATGCTTCATATACTTCATAGACTGCTGTCCAATCTACAGTCTTGTTTTGTTTTCTTGTACCTTTATATTGTGCTTCAGGGTACATATCCTTTCTCCATGATTTAGAGTCTACTGTCAAAACTACATCATCAACAAACATCTTAAGCTTACGCATTTCAGATGCAAAGTCAATTGCTAGTTTTCTCATAAACTGAGACTTTTGTTTGTCATCACCGAGTAGAAGTGCACCGCCCTTGGGCTTAGGCAAGACGAATAATCTACTGAAGACAAAGTAGTTACCGTCGATTAATAGTGTATGTTTTCCCACTTTCATATTTTGTGTGTTTTAATTCCTATACTAATATACGAAAAATATTTGACAT